ATCATTACAAATGGACTGACCTTACCGTTGAGCCATCACTGGTTGAGCCTGAACCGCCTGCTGTGGGTTACAACGTGGTTCTGGCAACACTGATACCTAACCGCCCACAAGTCGCAAACGATCATCCTCTTGAAACAAGAGAAGAAGCGATTGAGTTTGCTTTAGAGTACTTTGGTGTTACGATTGAGGAAGTCAAACCAATAGACAAGCGAGGGCTACACTTTGAATGAGCGCTATAAACTCCACCACCGACGTTTGAAAGCATGGAAACTGTTTCGCCAACGCAAGGACGGCAGTATAGGTTCCCTGTTTATCAATCGTCGCTACCGCATACCTATCGGGGAATGGTTACGCGCGGAGTCGCATCCCACTAAAGGATATAAGCACCGTCCTTTCTGGCACTGCACGAAACGTCCTCTCGCTCCGCATCTTTCTGAGAAAGGGAGAGTGTGGCGCAAGGTTGAAGTAAGCGGGGTTACCGAAATATCTCGCCCCGAGTCACAAGGTGGGGCATGGTATCTAGCCAGATGCCTGAGAGTATTCCCCTATTAAAAATTCCTAACATGGAGTATTAACTATGAGTGATAAAGTATGCTGTATTTGTAATGGCCCCATCGATGTCCATGTGACACCTGAAGGTAAGGTGTACTGGACTGATGGGCACAATGCCTTGCCTATTAAGGACGGACGGTGCTGTACTCCGTGTAACGTCTCGGTCATTAGTGCAAGGATTAAGGAGGCTTGTCGTGGCGAATCCCCGCCTGAGCGTGTACTGCGCTCTAAGGTGAGCAACTAACGGCTAGGCTGTAAGGAGATTTATTCCAATGGTTTATTCTGGGAATCCCCCTCCCCCGGCGGGTCAATCCCTGAAAGTAGTCAACCACAAACCGATTGCAACGGTGCTGGTCAATGGCAAGGGGCTAACTTCTCTTTTGCAATGTAACTTCACCCTTAACTTCATGGAGACTAACATGAAACAAGGAAACGGACAAAAGTCCTTTGATGCACTATCCAAAGTTGTACGAGACCGAGCCGTGCTCAGGCAAGATGTTATTGCCGACGCCGATAAGGCTGAGTTCTATTGTGAGCCGGGCTTCCCAACCCAGATGCAACTGGCAATGCCACCCCTCTACGATGAGAACGTACACGTTAACATAGGTACGAGGGCATTGGAGTTGATCTGTAGCTACAGCGGGGTGCCTATCCACTATGCTCGTAAGTGCGAGGCACAGCCAGATACTTGTGGCAGGGACTTGCTACCTCTGAATTTCAACAGATGGTTTCAGAAGCAAGACCCGGCAAGGGCACGCAGGATGTTTCGGATGTGGAAGCCAACCCACAATCCAATCGGGAATCCGAATCGTAATACACTCTACTCGTTCCACTCCTCACGGTATATGAGGCTGGACGGTGAGTTTCTTATTGATCAGATTCAGCCCGAGGTCGATGACTTTGGTGGTCTCGATATACTCTCGCTACACCAGAGTGACGATTATATGTATGTCAAGCTTGGCAAGCCCTCGATGGTGAAGGCGGTCACTGTAGGTGAGACTGTTCAGGCCGGGATCATGTTCAAGACCTCGGATAACGGTAAGAGCAGGGTAAGAGTATCCGGGTTCTTAGAGGTTCTAGAGTGTAAGAACGGGATGACCTCCATCAAGTGGATCGGGGATCGTTTCAGCAAAGTCCACCGAACCGGGGTTCAGCCCATCGGTATCATGCCACAGTACCACGAGTGTGGTGATGATTACGCAGTCTATGCAGATGAATTCCGGGTTGACTTCCGGAAGGTTCTGGCAAGCGTATTCAACGATGCTGTTTTTCAATCGCAGATAGAGTGGCTACGCTCAACGGCTAAGACCACAAACATCAAGCACCTTGATGCTATCTCTGACAAGAAGAAGACCATCCCCGCGCTTGAGTTGGTCAGCGAGAGACATTCGCTGTCAGCTACTGTGAAAGGTGTCGTGTTTGAGAACCTCCACAAAAAGGGAGACTTCACCCAGTGGGGTCTAGTCAATGCCATCACTGCCGCCGCGAATGATCATCATAGTTATGATGAAGCTTCTCGGTTGGAAGACCTCGGTGGTATTATCTCCGGGTTCAGCCCCACGCAGTGGGATCGTATAGCGCTGGCAGAGCTTCCAATGGCAGCGTAAGCATGGCGTATGATAGTGCCAATGTTCCTGCTCTATTCAAGGAAATTAAGTGGCGTTCCTATACCGTCAACCTAGATGTTGGTGGCGGGAAAGATGAGGACGCTACTTTGTACTTGGCAGAGAAAGGAGTCACGAACCTAGTTTATGATCCCGATAGCAGGGATGCAGACCACAATCAAAGCGTTATCACAGCAGTGATGCGGATTGGTGGGTCTGACTCTGTTACCTTGGCAAACGTGCTTAATGTAATTCCAACATGGAAGGACAGGGATGCCATCCTGTATTACAGTAGGCTCTTAGTCAAGACTCTCGCCCCGGTGTACATCGGTGTATACGAGGGTGATAGGTCTGGTTCACCAAGCGTAGGTTCAAAAGGCTGGCAAGCTAACCTCGAACTGAAAGACTACCACGATGCTGTGGCGAACAAGTTCCGGGTTATCAGCGTTACAAAGACCATGATCACGGCAGTCAAGGACGATTAGCCTTATACATTAGCCCCCCTCCCCGGGGGGCATTTTTTTTTGTGCCAAAAATCTGAGACTCGTAGTACTACGGGTCTCCCTATCTCTGGTACATCTTCTCGTACCAATCCTCGTCCTCTTGATCCATCGGGATCGCATCATCCTCCTCCGGGTCTACCTCCTCCGGGTGAGAATCTCTCCAATCCATTTCTCTCATCTTGTTTCGAATCGCACTTCCCAGATCGCCGGGGTACTTATTCTTGCGTCCACTCATAGTTCTTTCCATTATACCTCTATTATACCATATTGGGGGGGTTGAGAGAGGGGGGTCAGCGACCCCCCCTAGAATGATGACCGTATTTACAAAAAGGGGCCGATTTACCAAACCAGTTCAAACCAGTTCACAACCTTCGAGCAAGTTCTTTGCTTATCTCAAACTCAAACACATCAAAAATGCCAAGGATGTGCTGCCTGAATCTATACTTCCATACATTATGCCATGTCATCCTGTCAACCCCCATGAACTTTGCGCGATATAGTTCTGTTTTCTTTAGAACTCCTGATCCCTCGCAACTAAAGCAATCCATGCTTTTGTATCCTGTATGGATCGTACCTCTTCCATTACATCGTCTGCACCTATCTGATCCTACTGATTCCTGCATTGCTAACTCTGCTAGTCTCATGGCAAACCAACCTCTTACCTCTACGGGTAGTCCTTTGGGGTAAGAGCGCCTTGGCCGGTACTTCCACCCTTGCTCCTTGCCTATTTTCATAATCTCGTAGTAGACATACTGGAGCATTTCTTCGTAGTGGCTTTTCTCTCCTGCATACTTGAGTCTGGCGTATTTGGACACAATCCTTGGCATCCCGGCTAGGGCATAGCAGACATCTTCCCAAGGTCGTCTAGGGTTGTGCCATATTGAGGGACAAGGAACCGTGATTGATTTAAAATTCTCCTTCGAGGCTTTCCTCAAAATATACCTCCATGAATATTTTACGTGTCGGTGATTTGGGTAAGGCCAGTTCTATCTCCCCTGACTCAACAAACCACTGATATTGCTCACACGCGACCTCATGGATAGCACACGCATGATACTGCTCGCATCCCTTGCAAGGTGACTTGTACTGCTCCATCATTTTCCTCCAGATTATGTTTTTTGCCATGAACAGGGAATCTTGAGAAAAATTTTATGGAGAAATTTAATAGCCGTTCTGTCTTTAACCATCTGCGTAGTAAATCTGTAGACTCTCCATCCTTCCAGAGTGGCTAGGTTATACTTCTCACAATCCTTAGCAAAGCCTGCCCCTGTGGTATGCCTCCCCTGCACAAAGGTTCCCCCTTCGATCTCGACAGCGATCATATGCTGGGGCCATGCAAAATCAAACCTGAACCTTCTGTCTTTAAGAAACATATACTCCTCTTCATACTCGCCCAGATGGAGAGTGCTGGCAGCGTCTGCAATCTGCTGCGCAAACTCTAATTCCCCTTTACTTCTCTGGTATGTAACCACGCTCTAAATCCGTTTTAGAAGGCTCAACAAGCTTGGGGATGTCTGTCCTCCTCCCCTTTTTGAAAGAGAAGGGCTTCCCACTAAACCACAAAGGGATCACCGGATGCTCTGGGTCATATCTGTTCTTCAAGCACTCCAAATATCCATCGGGTTTTCTCAGCCACACCTCATCCTCCGGGTTCTCTTGCAACATCTTCTGCTTTTGAAGATATTTCCATATAGAAAAGGCATAGTCAGTTAAATCTGTAATCTCTCCACATCCTTTTACATCCATCTTGTCCGGCCTTTTGTGCTCATTTTCACCCTTACGCATATGAGCGACCAAATGAATATGCAAGCCAGTCGTTCTCGCCGCCTCTTTCAGCATCCGAATAAAGTTCTTTTGCCCAAGATTCAAATTGGCTTGATCAGTCTGGAGGTCAATCATCATGAGGGAATCTATCACAAGGTGGGTAAACTGATTTGCAGCCGCCCATCTAGCCAAGGCAATTATCTCCGTAGCCCTAACGTGCTCCTCTTTACCATAGATGTAGACCTTACCTTCCAGATAGTCCATTACATAACTTGCTGCTTGGGTTGTAGGCTCTCCGACCCCAAGAGATTGTTTCACCATTCTTTCAATCTGAACGTGGATAGCCATTTCTGGAGACCAGAATAAAACTTTCTCTTCCTTGTCTGTGTACTTTCCATCAGCCCACCAAAGGCAAAACTGTTGAATCAGGGCAGACTTGCCATGTCCATTTATACCAGCCCAGACTGACAGAGTACCGGGAATGATTCTCAGATCAGTATCCATAAGGCAGGGAATCCTGCATCCGGATTTGTTATTCCTGTTTTCTATCCACTTTAGAGTTTCATCCCTAAAATTATTGGGCGAAAATACGTGACCAGAAACGTCTACAGGGGTCATGAAATCTTCAAGTTCAGGTGTAATAATCTGCATCAGTCTTCCTCAAATTCAACGAGAGAAACATCAGTATACAGCAACCACCGCTCTTGTTCAAGAAACTTCATAGCCCCCGGAACCCACTTACCGTTATCAGACCTCCACTCAATTCCCTCGTTGTGCTCATCAAGGCATCGGAGAATCTTGTCAGCAACTGTCTCGAGTTTATTCTTCCTCCAGTACTGGGCTATTTTCTTCTGGACTCCAAGCCGGTGACGAGGGTAACGAGAGCAGAATTTTACACAACCAGCCTGTTTAGGTGGACTCTTCTTATTCTTTTCTTTTAAAGGTTCTTTTAGTGCCACCACTGTGGTGGAGTCAGACCCTACCACAGGAGTGCACTCTGAATAAGATACAAGCTTGTAGACGTTGGTATCCCGATACCTCTGCTCACGCTCTAGGGTTCCAAAGGCCACCATCTGGGAAACCATCTTGCTACAGTACTTGGGCGTGTGCCCACTGCGCTCGGCAATCGTCTTCAAGCTAGGGAAGTGAGGCTGAGGGCAACTCAAGATAGCTGCCAGAACTCTCAGATGCCCACCCCTATGTCGATGGTCTTGGAGAATGTACACTGGGAGTGGACCCCAGAAGTTACCGTTGTTCATAGCCTGTCCCACTGGTCGAAACTGTAGTAGTTTTTCGCAGGAGTACGATTTACATTAAGCCCAATCTTGTCCTCGAGCCCAACGATACTTTTCTTGACAGTTCTCTTGGTAAAAGAGCATAACTCCCCGAGTTCCTTCAAGGTCAGATTTGAAGTCCCATCTGAGTTAATCTTGAAAGCCATAGCTAAAGCCACAAGCTTTTCGGACGAGCGGAGCTTCTTCGAGCGGAACAAAGCGGTCAGAAGATACTGCCTTTTCTCTTCAAAATTCAGCATAATCAATAACTTACACAGGGTTGCATTCGAATACCCCATATGGTAATCTTCCCTTTATGAAAAGTCAAGCCACTTACATGAACTGGCTTCACGAGCAACCATGCTGGGGATGTGGTAAATACGGGGTAGATGCCCACCATGTGAGACTGGAGACAGGTATAGGGAAGAAGCCCATAGACCTTCACGCTATCCCAGTTTGCAGGGCTTGCCATCAGAAGTGCCATGCCTTAGAATACACGAAGGAGCAACAGCTTACATGGCTATACAAGACACAGAATCGGGCAACACTCGCGTCGCTTATAAAGTGGTGACGCTCATCACCCTGTGGGTTGATAGTGGTCCCGAGCACGATGCGATAGCGAATCTAGCAAAGCAGATTCTCGAGCACGAGATTGGCGAACAGTTAGACGGGGCCGGGTTTCGTATTGGAGATACTGGGTACGAATTCGCCACCGCTGTTAACTCTATCGAATTTGTGAAACGCAACGACCTCCACTGATACTCATGAAAAAACGTTGGATACTTAGAAGCTTTCCGATAAGGAATGAGTGCGCTAGGCAAATCCTAGCAATAGACGTAGAGGATGGAATCCTCGAAGTTACAGTCAAGCCCTATAAAAAGAATAGGTCACTAGAGCAGAACGATATGTTTCATGCGTGGTGCGGATCAATCGCTGAAAAGACGGGGCATACCAAGGAAGAGATTAAAGAAATCGTTGTCGAATATGTATTCGGCACGGAAGAATACCTGAACCTCCAAGGTGAACAGAGGAGCAGGACAAGGCAGACCTCTGGTATGAGTGTTGGAGAGATGTCAGAACTCATAGAGAGGGCAACACAAATCGGTATCGAACTTGGGGCAGAAGTCCCAGAGGTGACTTATGGCTAATGGACACTCAGCAGAAGCAATAGCGGCAACAGCACCAACGGATGATGACAGACGAGAATGGGAGAACTATATGGACGAAGATTGGCCAGCAGTTCGTAAACAACAGCGCATGAATGAACTGAACGTTGGAAAGAAACCAATGACCCGGAAAGAATTTCTAACCGCATTGACCAAAGAGCACAACCTTTCAATAGAAGATGACATTTTCTCGAAGAAAGGACTGTGGGCTATAATCAAGTTGAGCGGGATTGAGAAGATTCAGAACAACCTAAACATCCGGGTCACCTTTGATCACATCGTTACCGAGAGAGACTTTGCCGTCATTAAGGCAACCGCTCATGGTGCAAAAGAGGCTGTGCAGAGTTACGGAAGTTGCTTGCATGGGTCCAAGACCTCAAAACCGCCCGGCAATCATCATGGCTCTTATATGGTAGAGATGGCTGAGAAAAGAGCCAAGGCTCGTGCCGTGCTAAAACTGTGCGGGGCATACAAGTATGGCATCTACTCTGAGGACGAGTCAGACGACTTCAAGCAAGACAAATGAAAGATTCTGACTTTCCTCTACCTATTAGGGTTTGGCCTCTTCCGGAGGAAGCCATAACTGAAGAGGTTTGCCAAAGGTGTGGCATATGTTGCGAGATAGAAATTAAGCCTAGCTGGACAGACCCCAGACGATTTGAGTGGCTCCGCGCCATAGTGGAAAACCATGACAACATTCAATCCACTGAAAAAGGAATTCGAATCCGTTGTTCCCATCTCAAGGAAACGGTGATGGGGTGGAAAAGGATGGGCTGTGATATTTATGATGATCGCCCTCAACTCTGCAGAGATTTCAATTGCGTAAGCTGGGCAAAGTACAGCGGCGACACAACCCAATACAATAGAGTACTGGAAAGGATGGGGCTTCTTAAAGACTCCAATTTTCCTGAAGAGCTAAGAGGGGCAGACATATGAGCCATTGGTACGACAAACAAGGTAACCCTCGCTATGAAGTGCCGGGGAAAAACGGGATGCGCCCTACTACTCTGAGAGAGGCAAGGAAGTATGGTTGGGTGCCGTCTGTCTCTACTGTATGGGGTGATGTTGTTCATAAGCCAATGCTCAATAAGTGGATGCAAAAAGAACTCATGGCTTCTCTATGGGCCGAAGCGCATTCTGCAAAAAACCTGAGCCAGTCAATGGGCTATCTAGAGTACGAAAAATTAGCCAGAGAAAGGTTCAGCCGCAACCAGCAAGATGTTATGAATAGAGGGACCATAATCCACGACCACTTAGAGCAATACTTTAAAAGCGGGAATGCTCCAGAAGGGTATGAGTTAATATGCCGGAACGTCCACCAGAAACTTAATGAGAGTTGCCCAGAGGGTGGCGATTGGGTTTCAGAAAACTCTTTTTCCCACCCCTCGGGATTCGGGGGAAAGGTTGACCTGATGAACGATGAATGGGTGGTGGACTTCAAGACAAAGGTATTTCCTGATAAACCCAACGTGAAGAAAATGGTTTATGACGATTATGGTGCGCAGTTGGCTGCTTACAACTTAGGGCTGGGAGGGACACGCAGGATAATGAACTTATTCATAGACGTTGGAGAAGGACACAGCGTTCTTGAATGGGAGCACGAGGACGTTGAAAGATTAACTAGAATGTTTTCTCATGCTCTCGCGTTGTGGAAGCTGATAAAGAAGTACGACCCATCATGGACTGATCTTAACTCTCTCTACCTTCAATAGGACAATGTAATCATGAATGTTAATAAAGTTATGCTAGTTGGACGAGTTGGAGCAGACCCTCAGATCAGAGAGTCTGCCAAAGGAAACATTGCTAATATTTCTCTTGCCACCAGTAGCGGTTATGGTGACAACGAGAAAGTTGATTGGCACCGAGTCACCTTCTTTGGAAAGATCGCTGATACTGTGAGCGAGTATGTGAAGAAAGGTCAGGAACTGTACGTTGAAGGAAGGATTTCCTACAGCAAGTACACTGACAAGAGTGGTGTTGAAAAGTACAGCACTGACATCATTGCCTACTCCATGCAGATGGGAAGGAAAGCTAATTCCTCTCCGGCCCAAAAGGACGATGATGATCTTCCGTTCTAATGGAAGAGCATCCGTGGAAGAAGGATCGGGAACAGGTCTTTAGAGTTTACCATCTCGCTCGACGTATCTGGGATAAGCGTTATGAGTTAACCCCAACAAAAGGGGTCACATGGGCTGATTGGTTTAAGGCTCACGCTGGAATGACCTTGGATGCATTCGCAGAATGGGCGAAAAAACACAGGTTGAGAGAAGCATGGAGCCGAAGCGTAAAAAAATCCGCCTCCGGGAAAAAGAAACAGGAAAAATAAAAGAACTATCATTCGTGCAGTATGACTCCATACAGGGTCACTGGTGCATCGACTCCAAGGGAAATTGGGAATGGTATGCTCATGACAAATGGGAGAAGGTAAAATGATTACCGAGTACCAGAAGTTTATCCACAAGAGTAGATACGCTAGGTATCTTGACTCGGAAGGACGCAGGGAGACTTGGGAGGAAACAGTCAATCGTTACTGCGACTACATGAGGTGGGTGTTGGCCGCGATTAGTGCAGATTTAAAACCTAAGCCTTATATCAATTTTCCTAAAGAAGTCAAGCAAGCCATCCTTGACATGGAGGTGATGCCTTCCATGAGAGCCTTCATGACAGCTGATCCTGATCCGGGAACAGGCGCTCTGACTAGAGACAACATGGCAGGATACAACTGCGCTTACCTTGCTGTGGACCATATAAGAGCATTTGATGAATCCCTCTACGTTCTTCTATGTGGAACTGGTGTTGGGTTCAGCGTGGAAAGGCAATTCATTAACCGTCTTCCGGAAATCGCTGACGAGTTTCATGAGTCAGACACAACCATTGTTGTTTCTGATAGCAAGATAGGATGGGCTAAAGGGCTAAGAGAATTGGTCAGCCTCCTATACCAAGGGATGATTCCCAAGACAGACTATAGTAGGATTCGCCCAGCCGGAGCGAGACTCAAGACATTTGGTGGCAGAGCGTCTGGTCCTGACCCTCTGGAAAGATTGTTTGGACACTACATACACACGTTCCAGAACGCTAAAGGCAGACGACTGAACAGCATAGAATGTCATGACCTCATGTGCTGGAATGGAGAGAGCGTAGTGGTGGGTGGGGTTAGACGAGCAGCAGAGATTAGTCTGAGCAATCTAACTGACGAAAGAATGAGACACGCAAAGACAGGCCAGTGGCATCTGGAAAACCCACAGAGGGCATTAGCCAATAACTCTGTGTGCTATACAGAAAGGCCAGACATGGGCATCTTCATGCGTGAGTGGCTTGCCTTGTATGATTCCAAAAGCGGGGAGCGGGGCATCTTTAACAGAGAGGCTGCTAAGAAACTCATGCCTGAAAGAAGAGACAAGGACCATGAATTCGGCTGCAATCCCTGTTCTGAAATTTGCTTGAGGAGTGCAGAAACGTGCAACCTTTCAGAAGTGGTGTTACGCCCAACCGACACGATTGATGATGTGTCTCGGAAGATAGGGTTAGCTACCAT